ATGTTCTGGTGGAGTTTTCCCGCAATATCGTGCTGATGGTGTGGCTATACCCTTCAAGCCACCACCGCGCCTCGACGCTTACCTACTGGATCAGTCAAGGCGTTCTGTCGCTACTGCGGCTGTGGATCATCGTTGACATTCTGAAGTCATTTCCCGGCCTCGACTTTATCCCCCGAAAGTTGCATCTCTTTGTCGCCGTCGTCGGGGCGACAATCGTTCTTTCCTCAGTCTGGTATTGCCATCAGGCATATATCACCCCGATGACGCAATTCAAGCAATCTATCGTGCTTATCAATCAGTCTGTAAGCATCGGCTGGGCCGTGTTTGGGATAGCACTGCTAGGCTCAATCAAGCTGTTCAATATGGGATGGGAACCGCGAGGGGCGGGCGTTGCCTGCTGTCTCTTCGTGCGCGTCTGTACGGATCTACTGGTAGCAAAGCTGTATGCCTCACAAACAAGGAATGTAAAAGTCTCAGGCATGTTCATTGATACATTTTGTTCGATTGTGCTCTATGTCTCCTGGTCTTGCCTGCTGGTAAGACCGCTTAAGTATCACGACCGCGCCCTGGACGAGTTTGACGCGGAAACCCTGGATGGTAATTTTTCAAAGCTGCTAACGACGCTCAGTCTTGGGCAGAGAAAGTTAAGGACTGAACGATGAGGAACCTTCTTGTCGGTTTAATTGCTGTATTGCTCTTGAATCTAATGCCTTGGCATGGTGCCATTGAAAACTCCGACGATCTAATCAATCGCCGCCCCGCCGATAAATATGAAGATTTATGTGATTTCGCTACGGAAGGAGAAGTAGACGACCGGTCAAGATTTTGGGCAGTGAGCGAAGGTATACGCGGGTCATTCAATCGAATCAGGCTGTCCCGTTACGACCTTCGCATTGTGCAGGCCCGCCGCGCTGAAGGGCGTATCTCTACAGCCGATGCTGCTGTTGTCTGGTGGCTTCTAGCCGGTCAACTTCTCTTTACGATCCTGGCCATCCCGGAGGCGGTGTTGTGCCGTCTATTCGGAAACCATCACGCAGCCGCACTCCGCGCCCTGAAGTTCTATTGCGACCTTGTTCTGAGGGCCGAGAACCTTTTCACTATCCAGTATTGATTAATTTTCATGTACCCCATAAATCTGCGTTACTTGTTGTAATATCAGGAATTACAAATGCCTAAGTTTCCTAAAACCACGTACGAGCTTATGCGGCGCAGGCTGCAGGAGGTCGATGAAGAACTCGAAAGGCGAAACCCCGCCCTGATGAAGGAAAAGAAGTCTCTCGAAAGCACCCTGGCTTCGATGGAATTAGATACGGACTTGATCTATAGCAACGCTAATGCCCCGTGGGACGCGATCATTAAGTGCCTGGATCTAGTCGGAGATTTCAAGCTGACTAAGACGGAAATCATAGGCGAAATCATGAAGGGCGGGTATCAGGCCGCAGTCCCTAAAAAGGCTCGCGGCCTGCTTAATGACAGCATCAATTACCACGTCAAAAAAGGTCTCCTGATTCTAAGGGATGAGCTTATTGGACGCCCGAAGACGCGAAGTAAATAAGAATTAGCGAAAAAAGCAAGAATGTTCTTGACTTCGTAACCTAGCAGACTTAGTGTTTCTGAGTACCGCACAATCGTGCCGCGCTCAGATGCAGACTGCCTACCTCATACCTCCGCCAATTGATTTTGTATGGCCTCTTGAGCCTTTGACTGAAGAGGAAATGGCCCTGCCGGATCTGGAGGGCGACTGAGTGGAGCCGCTCCCTTACTACAAATGGCAGTGGAGAGACTACCGGGCAAACCGGCGCGTCCAGCGCATGAGCTGGCAGGCGAAGGGACTGTACCGCGAGCTGCTAGACGAGTTTTGGGCTGAAGGAATCCTTCCTTTGGATCATGCAGAGCTTGCAGACATCTGCGGCTGCACGACTGAGGAATTCTCGAAGTTCTGGCCTGAGATGGCGGGCTGCTGGGAGGTCACTGAAGGCGGCCTGGTCAACGCCAAGATGGACTCCATGAGAACCGACCTCGACTCTTTGCGGGTGAAGCGTGCTAAAGCAGCGAAAGATGCAGCAATTGCTCGGCTAGCGTCAGCAAGTGCTGAACAGAATCAAGCAGATGCCCAGCAAGTGCCAGCAAGTGCTGAGCAAGTGTCGGCAAGTGCTAGCAAGTGCTATATAGCAGAGCAGAGCAGAGCAGAGCAGAGAATACCTTCTCGCAAGCGAGTGGCGAAGGGTGAACCTGACCCGAGGCATACCCCGTTCAGGGATCAACTCGGCAAGGCGTGGGCGCACAAGAACCCCGGCGTTGAGATGCCTTGGGACGTAAGCGAGGCGGCGCAGCTCTCCAGCCTGTTGCAGGCAAGCCCTTCGCTAGACGTGGCAACCCTCAGACGCTTCCTGAACAACTGGCACAAGAGCGAAGTGAACCACGCAGAGCGGCCCCGCGTCTGGCTGGCGAGAATCACCGACTACGCCAACGGCCCCATTGACCGGTTCGGGCAGCCAATGGGCGGTTCCAAGCCGCAGATCGTGACGACACCGACCACCGCACTGGACGAGATACGCGAGCGCAACCGCAAGGCTCAGGAGGAGGTAGACCGTGAACTCAAGAACGCCGGTTGACGCTCCGATTGAGGCGGTGGAGATGGAAGTAACACTGCTCGGCGCAATGATCGCTGACGGAATCTCTTCATGTGAAGGCGTATCGCGTCTGGACGCGGGGGACTTCGCGCTGGACAGCCATCGCCGGATCTTCACTGCGTTGGTTGGGCTGCATGGCAAGGGGATCGACGTAGACACGCGGATACTAGCCGACGAGTTGAAGCAGCGGCATGAGCTGGACGCGATTGGCGGCGTTGGCTACCTGATGCAGCTTGTGGAGGGCGTACCGCGCAGACCGAACACCCAGGAGTACGTCTCACGCTTGCAGGAACGCTCTCTGGCGCGTCGTGGGGCGGCGGCAGCAGAGGAAGCCCTGCGAAGGTTCCACGACCCCTCAGAGCGAGCGCAGGAGGTATGCGACGACCTAACGCGAGTGTTGACGGGTGAGCGCAAGAACAGCGGCGTGCGGGCCGGAGACATCATCGGCCCTGCGCTGCAATCGCTGGAGACGGCAGACAGCCGCCTGATACCCACCGGCATGAGGCTGTTGGACGAGATGACCAACGGAGGAATGCGGACGAAAGAACTTTGGATCGTGGGTGCTAATCCTTCACGCGGTAAGTCATCGTTGCTTCGCCAGCTAGAGTCGGGAGCAGTTCATGCGGGCGAGTCGGTTTATACGCATACATGCGAGATGCCGAAAGAGGAGTGGGTACTGTTGCACGCCGCTGCGCTGGGCAATGTTCCGGCATGGAAGCTGAGACAGCCTCACCTCCTAACCCCGGCAGATCGTGACCGCCTGATGCAGGCAGCAATGAAGATTTCCAAGTGGCCTTTGGTGCTGGACGATGACAGCGATGTGGGGATTGAGGCAGTCATTGCCAAGAGCCGACTGAGTGCGATGCGTGATGGTACGCGAGTGGTGGGAGTGGATTACATCCAACTCATTCGCGGCGAGGGCAGGGAACTGCGCCACCAGATCGGCGACATAGCCAAGCGGCTAAAACAGCTCGCGAAGAAGCATGACTGCTGCGTTATTGCGCTCTCTCAGCTTTCACGCAAGGGAGATTTGAACGCCAGGCCAACGATGCAGGACTTGAAAGAGTCGGGAGACCTTGAGGCGCACGCTGATGTGATTCTCATGCCTTACCGACCAGTGGACACGCAGACCGGAAAGTTCACCGAGGAAGACGAAATTCTGATCACCAAGCAGCGCAATGGCGGCATCGGTTCCATTCAAGTGACTTACAACACCACAAATCTACGTTTTGAGGAGAGACGCTAATGGTCTGTGCAGACGCGGTAGAGATGCTGAGGCTAAGACGTGAGGCAGCGAACCTAAGCCCGTTCGCAGCGGCTTCACTTATCAAGGCGATTGACGAACAACGCCACAGCCATTACGAGACCAACGATTCCTGCCCATGCTGGGAGCGGGCGCGTGAGAAGGCGAGGGCAGCAGCATGAGGCCCGGTGGACGCAAGCGCCAGCAGTGGCGAGACGCTTACGCGGAGCGGTACAAGCTGACCTTCGCGCAACGCAAACACCTTACACGCACCCAAGCGGATCGCCTGGAGGCGTGCAAGGACGATGCATCGAGAAGGTTGCTTTTGGGAGTGAGCCGATGAAGATGCCCGACGAAATCCTGCGTAATGCCGCGTGGTACCTGATGCGCGAGCGGTCGATCTGGTATGACCGCGTTCCTGATGCGCACGGAAACATGGTACCCGGCCCACACCAAGAGGCTGTGATGCTGCTCTGCCAACTGGCAAGCGATGTGAGGGCTGGACTGTGAAGCCAATCCGTCTCAAAGGCAAAGCTCTCACAGCCCTGCGTCGGGCCTGCTTCGAGCGTGATGGCTATACCTGCGTGGAATGCGGCGCTGGCGTGCTGTGGCAGGGCTTCTACCTCGTGCAAGGCCATATGGCGCACATCATCCCGCGGAGCAGAGGAGGATCGGACACTTTGCCGAACGTAAAAACGAAATGCCTGCGATGCCATTTGGTTGAGGAGCACAACCCAAAGCCATGCCCCAGGAAGGTAACCGCATGAGGCGATTCAATGATTGCGGCAGACCGGAATGCCTGTTCTGTAAGGATCGGCGGCTAGAGAACGAGGAGGATGCGAGGGATGCCAACACCGGAAGGGATTATCAAGGGCGAGATCCGAGACTATCTGGAGATGACAGGGGAGCACTTCCTGCGCCTTCAGAGCGGAATAGTGAAAGTTCGCGGGGGCTTCATGCATCTGTGCCCGACTGGAACGCCGGACTTTCTGGTGATTCGAGCGGTCCCCCACTGGATTGAGATCAAGGCCGAAGGTTGCAAGACACAGAAGGAACGGGCAGAGAAGCAGGCAGCATTCGCCGACAAGGTTGTGAAGTTGGGCCACCGGCATATCAAAGCAACGACGCTAACGGAAGTGATTGAGTTCTTGGAGGGGAAATGAAGATTGACGACGCTGAAAGACTACTCATTCCGCCGCTGAAGGTGACAGATAGCCAGCGCCTCGCATCGGCATATCTAGAGTCCATCGGAAGCCGCTTCTGCATAGAGCATGGGATTGAGAATTGCGAATGGTTAGCTGATGAGGCAGTAATGGCAGTGACAGGAGGCAAACAGTGAGCATTTATCTGGTTCAAATAATCCTATCGGCGGCAGGACTTTACATGTGGTTTGACTCAAGGTCTTGGCAGAAGCAAGCCAAGGTCCTACGCGAAGAGTTAGCCCAAGAACGAGCTGATCGCACCATCAAAGAGGGCAACGGCACTGACAGCCTAACCCAAGCCTGCCAGTTACACATAGCCGAGATCAAGCGTTTAGAGGCAGAGCGTGACGCATTACGCGAGCAGGTTGAGAGTGTGAGGGCAGCTAACAGTGAGCGAGCACGCAAGGGCTGGGTAAAGCGGAGGGCAGCATGAGCGATAAGAAATATTCAGCGGGAGAAGTGGCAACGATGATTGTGGCGGCTCCATTTGTATATGCGGGCCTAGTCTTGGTCGGTATCCCTTTCAGCCTATGGTCTGCTTTCGTAACGCAGAAGCTATGGAATTGGTTCGCTGCCCCATACTTCAACCTTCGGCCCATCACCTTCCTTGTGATGTGGGGAATTAACGTCCTCATCGGGCGCTATGCCTATCAGGATTTCGCTAAGGACAGGAAGATTGACTGGTCGAATTTGTTCCTTACAGCCGCAATCTCCCCAGCTCTAGCTCTGCTTATCGGCTGGTTCATTCATAAGTGGGTGCAGCCATGACCTGCCACCTTTGCCCCCGAGTAGCTTGGTACACCGTAGGCTCACGCGGTTACTGCAAAGATCACCACGACCAAGCTAAGGCTGATGCCAAGCGTGAAGGCGTGAAGAGCGATAAGTGGCCCAAGGAGGCAGCGTGAAGAGTAGCCCCAAGCGTAAGTTCACCGGCCCCGTGTATCACCTGAACTACATCATCCAGGAAGAGGCGCATACCAAGCTCCGACAAATGGTGGGGAGCGGCCATATCGGGTCATTCATGGAGGAGCTGATTCTGCGCGAGTATCGCAGGCGCGAGAAGAGGGCAGAGCGAGAACTTCATGAAGGTGTATGCATCAGTTCTTGTGCAGTTAATTAAGCAGTGTCAAACTCAACAACGTAATTCCTTCTTCATTGCCGCTGTTGTCCGTCGCTGGACCAGCGGCAATTTTTGAATCACGGGTAAGCTGCCCGCCAAAAGCTGAATGTATGGCCCAAGGGGAGAGGTGTCTTTAATGGAGCGATGGATTCCGGTATATTCCCGTGGGCAGGATCGACGCAAACAGGCAATGTACAGCATCCCTCCAGCAAAAGCTCTTGAACTCGAAACTGACGGATGCGCAGAGTTCAATAAGAAGCGGACAGTGCTCATCATGAAGCGCCTTGAGTCTGAGATGTACCGGCCAGCGCCCAGCCTGAAGCCGAACGTTCGCACGATGGATGCCTTTGTAGAAGGCAAGCCGTACGCTGTGGCAATCATCAACTCTTGGGCATTTGCCGCATAAACTTCGGGGGACGCATCCGAGGCTCCTAGCCGCAGGCGGAGTCAAACCCACGCGCAATTTATGAAGCTTGAACTGGCTTATTTCGGCGCGGTGATTATCTGTTTCTGGTGGAGAGCGAGGGGCTATCGGTGATGCTTGACAAGCTGATTACTGCGCTGAACAAGATCAATCACAACCTCATGGTCATGTTCCTCTTCATCCTGGGCAGTGGCCTGGCGATCGTGAGCTTTCTGGTGATTGCTCATTATCCAAGTGCAGATCATGACATTGAAAAGGGCCTGGCTGGATTGGGCGGAATCATTGTGGCCGGTGCCATGATGGCCTTTCGAGGTTCCTCCGACGCCTCACGCAGCACGCAAGAATCGGATGGCAGCACAAAGACAGAGCAAGCCAGCGTATCTGGTGACCCCGCTCCCCCCGAAGTCAAATAAGGAGATTCCCATGAGCTTTCTTGGCACGGTTGGAAAAGATATCGGCGGCGTGTTCAAGTGGCTCGCAAGCCCAAAGGGTCAGGTTGTCGTGCAGACGGCTGGATCTGTTGCGGTAGCTTTTGGGGCGCCGGCCATTCTTGTAACCCTAGCTGAATCCTGGATCACCAAGGCAATCACCATTGAGGCTATAGCGGTAGCAGCAGGCCAGAGTGCGGGTAATGGCGAGCAAAAGGCTGCGGCTGTGCTGAAAGAGATGGGGCCATTGGTAGCTGCTTACTTTCCGAACGCCTCAACTGAGAAGCTGACAAACGCCAATAACGCAATTGTGGCCTTCCTGAATGCTTTGTCGGCTGATGACACTCCAGCGGCGGCAGGCAAATAGGTTGAACTGGAGCGCATGGGGTCCAACCATAGTGGCTGTATGCACTGCGATCTACATTGCAGGCCAGTTCTCATGGGAAGTGAAGGAGCACGGCAAGCGCCTGGACGGGCATGATGTGAAGCTGGACAGCCACGGCCAAGCGATTACGCGCATGGAAGCGTGGAAGGAAGGCTATAACGCTGCCTCGAATCGCAGTAAGGATTAGCGCCTAGCCTCGTGTTTCGGGCAGGCAGCAGCAACATCACGAGCTCCAAACTGGCCTCCACACTTCGGGCAGGTATGCAGGACTTTAGGACGCCCACCGGCACGAGTCTTACGCTTTTGGTTGTCCCACGCGGCAACAACTGATTTAACGACTTTCCGCTCCCCTTTATCGAGAGAGCGGAGCCATTCGCGGATTTGATCGTGGTCAGTCATTTCAACCTCTTGTCGCGGTCTTTGGTCCGCATTTCCACTGCATCGTCCAATAGGGTCTGGTAGTTAGTCTCTAATTCCTTGATACGGTTTAGCGCGACAGTTAGAGCGGAATTTAGAGATTGGATTTGGGCGAGATATGTAAAGTTGATCGTTTCGTGGTCGGTCATTTGGCATCCTCCGCGCTAGTTGGCCATTTCGCACGGTTAGGCCCATACAGATACTCCTCATATTGGGAGTCAGTCATCTTGCAGGGATCATCTTCTGGAGCGGCTGGCTCCTCTCGTAGCTGGGCGGCTGCATCACATAGGCACGAATGGCATCCATGCCCGCAATTGAAGTTGAAGCAGGGGCAAATCATGCGGTGGTTATTATGGTCGGTCATTTCTTGATCCTTCGCTCGGCATCACACTGGGGCCGCTGATTCATTTCAAGTTCATCGGCAAGGGCTCGCAAATCCGCCGCATTCTGCAATCCAGTTATTACTGGCTGCGCTTCGCAGTCTCGCGCTATCTCGCGGATTCGATCGGGGCTAAGCATTGAAGCCCTCCATGAATGCATGGAAGGATTCGAGACGGTCTTGGTTTGTCGTGCCTTGGTGGGCAATCAGGTTAGCCCAAAGCCAAGTGAACTCTTGGTTCGGGTTGGGGCGGTTGCGGTATCCACTTCCATATGCTTTCCAGTCGCGGGGAGTGATCAGGCCATGATTCATTTGTGTTGCCTCCGTAAAAGTCATTAGTCTTTCCAGCAATCTACCGCATTCGCAACCTTGGCCATAGCCTGCTTCTTGGATACAGCCTTTACGATGACTCCCGATCCATCTTCTTTTACTACTACGTATGCAGTCATTGTGTTGCCTCCTTGCTTACAAATACAGATTAGATCAACAACAGTAGTTTGTCAAGGGGGAAATGAGATTTATTTTCGGGGAGGGTTCAATGGCGAAGGCTCGCATCGAATTCGTACCCGGCTGGGGCTGGACACTGCGCACCAAGACCGCGATCTATGCCCGCGATACATTCGACGAACTATGCAATGCTTGGCGAGAAGCGAACAACTCCACAGCGATCCAAGCCTGCTTAGACATTTACGCGGCTCGCATGGGGCAAATACAGACATTGGGACGGGCATGAGCTGGGACGGCTTTCTTGAAACCCCCATCGGCACGTTTGAATACGAATACCGGCAGGCTTTTGAAAAGTGCGATGCGGCTCGGATTCAGTTCAAGATTGCGCTGGAGAAGATCAGCGAAGCCGAAGATCAGCTAAGGCAGGCTAAGGCACGGCTGGAATTGAAGAGGAGTTTGCGCTAGATGGAGCGAGATGGAGAGGGTCGGTTCATGGTGACCATTAGGACTCCTGAGGTGGCTAAAAAGTTTCTGGACGCGCTAGAAGCTTGCGGAAACGTGAAGCAGGCGGCGGAAGATTCTGGCATCTCTAAGAATTCCGTGTACTTATGGCGGCGGGACGATCCTGATTTCAAGGCTGCATGGGACGCGAGAATAGCTGATTACGGCGACATGCTGGAGGCTGAAGCCTTCCGGCGGGCGTATCACGGAATTGATAAGCCGGTATTCCAGCAGGGAATGCAGGTGGGCACGATCCGCGAGTATAGCGATGGGCTGTTGGCTCGCATGTTAGTTCGGTTCAAGCCTGAGTATTCAGACAAGATCGCGCATACCGGCGCAGATGGTGAAGGCCCGGTCCAGTTTGTTGTGACCCGCGCAGGCGCGAAGGACAAGTAAGCTTTGTACAACATCCACCTGCAGATGAGGCAGGGAGAGTTAGAAGACCTCATCAAATACCATCGCGCCACGGTTATAGGCGTAGGCGGTGGGCGCGGAGCTGCTAAGTCTGGCGGTGCAGATCGAATCGAAATAGCTTCGATGCTGGAAGAGCCTGGATTCGTGGACTGCATTGTGATGCGGAACTACGATCAGGTTCGCAAGTATCACATTGAACCAATAACGAGGGAGTGGCCAGCCCTCGAAGAGTATTACAACAAATCAGAGTCCAAGCTGGTCATCCCGGTTGGCGGCAAGTTATCGCAGCTTGACTTTAGCTATGCCGAATCGCTGGAAGATGTAAAGCGCCGCTTCCGGTCGGCGAATTACCGCCGCATCATCGTTGACCAGGCCGAGCAGTTCACGTGGGAAGAACTGCAGGAAATCATGCTAGCCAACCGCTGCAGGGGGGCTATCGCCAAGACAATTCTGCTCTTCAATATGGGCGGGATCGGAATTCAGGACTTACGTAACCGGTTTGGCCCGCAGAAGAGATTCAACGAGAACGAAGATCCGAACGATTACACGTTCCTGCATGTGTTTCCGCAAGACAACGTTGAGTGGTCACGCAGCGAGTTAGAAGCGGACGGGCTGACTGAGGATGATTACTATGCGTGGACAGACCAGCAGAGATTCGACTACTTCACAACACGATCGGCATACGGAAGAAAGCTCAACGCCCTCGATGACGCCACTCGTGCGAGAGACTTACTCGGCTCTTGGGAGAGCCTTGAAGGCGCTTACTTTGGCCGAGTCTTTGATTACAAAGCAACACTAAAGTCAGCCGAAGTAGCCGAAGGCATCATTCGGGCGTGGGATTCGCGCTGGCTGTCTACGGACTGGGGCAAGTCGCACTTCTGCTCGACGCACTGGCATGGCAAGTCCTTACTGAGTCCGAGCGAGGTAAAGAAGTGGCTGGGCTGGGATGTACCGCGAGCGTTGAATGTCGTAACGACTTACCGCCGCCTGATTGTGAACGAGCAAACCAGCTCTCAAGTAGCCGCGGCGCTGATTCAGAAGACACCACAGCATGAGCGGGAGAGATTGAGCCGCTATCCATTCTCGCCTGAGCAGTTTGGTGAGCGCGATTCGGAAGATACGGTTCCGATCATCATTGGCAGGGAACTGGCGAAGTACGGTATGCCACACCCCGAGCAGGCAGACAACAGCCGCAAACCGGGCTGGCAGTTGATGTACGAGCTACTAAATAACACACGCATCTGGGCAACACCGCCTGAGAGTCGTACGGCAGAGATGGAAGCCGAGGCTGGCGATACGGTCTGGATCATCTCTTCGGAGTGTCCAGAGGCGCTAGAGACCATTCCGGTGCTGATGCGCAACGTCAAGGATTTGGACGACGTTGTAAAGACGGACAAAGGCATGGCTGTACTGGCAATGGACGTGGCTGATGATCTGCGGTACGGGCTGCAGTCGATGCTTGGCTCTGGTCGCAAGCCTGACAAGGTAATTCACGGCGAAGCGCAGCACGCACGGATTGAGAAGCAGGATTACCAGGCGGCGTACATGGCGGAGATTACATTCAGGGCGCAGCAGAATGGCCCAGAGTTTCAGGTGAGCGGGAGGCGGCGACGGTGATTGAATTCTTTGAGATGTATTTTGTCGTCTTTCTGATTGGCATGGCGGCTGGCGGCGCATTGGTCGCGTTTTACCCGCGTGAGCGTGAAGCGGTATGGGTGGCGAAGGACGGCAGCGAAACGCTCAGCATGGATAACTGGCAGCTGGTGAAGCTGTCGGGCGGAATGCCTTTCGACACTAAGGACGCTGGCGACATAGGTAGGGGGAGCGTCCCCGACTTCAACGTAACCGGCAAGCCCCGCCGCGCCCCGTGGAATCAGCGCCGCAAAGAGCTTGAGGCAGCAGCCCGCACCAAGCGCAAGCAGATTGAGCAGTTCAGGAGCATTGAGAATGGCTAAACTCTTCGCGGCAAAGATGGACACGGCAGACGCCATGCCTAAGCTTCCCACGGCTGGCATCCAAAAGCAGGGCTTCATCAAGAAGTTCAAGAAGCCTGAGGCTATGCCGGTCAAGGGTGGACTGGTCAAGAGGCTTACGGGCAAGTGAACGAAGAAGCCGTAGAGCAGCCACAAGAGGAAGAGCAGACCGGCCCGCCATCCCTCGACGGCGACGAGGACCTTCAGCGTGCGGTGTTGTCCAAGATCCGCGAGCACAACGCCAAGGGTAAAGCCAACCGCATGGCCGAAGTGCAGAACGCACGCGACCAGAGGCTTTACTATCGCGGCATTCAGCAGTTCTATTGGTCGGAAGATACCGAGAACGTGGTGTTTGAGTCGGATGATGACTCGCCGTACGATCGCACGTTCAACATCTTCCAGGGCTACGGCAAGATATTCCAATCCACCTTCATGGGCGCACGTCCGAAGGTTAGGGCTGAGGCTGATGATCCGTTCAACTCGACCAGCATAAGGAATACGGCGAAGGCGCAGACCTACGAGCGAGTGTATCGCAAGTTCAACGACACGCCTACCCAGCAGCTAGAGGCTGCGCGGCTGATGTGGACGGATGGCCGGATAGTCACGCGCACCTCGCAGCGGGACGGCAAAGAGATTACCGAGTTCTGGGGCGTGCTTGAGTCTCGCGTACCGATTACGGCGAAGGATGACATTGAAGTTCCGCTGAAGAATTGCCCGCTGATCGAGTTGGAAGACGAGTACCCCATCGTGCAGATGAAGCGCGACGTGGGAGACAAGCAGAACAGCAAGGGCGAAGAGATTCGCAAGAAGATTTCCAGCGGCAACGGCGACAGCTACGAGCGCAACGCACGGCTGGCAGTCAAGCGGCAGGCGGGGACGGATACGAGCCTGGACGCGACGACGGGCGAGGATAACTATGGGCTAGCCACAAAGACGTGGAGCTACATGCGGCCTGAGTTCTATGAGCACTTTCAGGAGGCAGACAGGGTAGAGCTTGAGCAAATGTTTCCGACGGGCCTTTGCCTGATTCGTTCTGGTGACATCTACCTTGAGAGCTATCCGTGCGAGATTGACGCAGAGCTGGACGTAATCCACGCACTGCCGGGCGATGGCATGAGCCGTCCGAGCATCGGCGCAACCACGATGCCGCTGCAGGATGCCTACAACACAAGCAAGAACCTGATTGAAGAGCAATTCGATCACGGCATCCCGACAACGTACTTCGACAAGCGCAGCGACATTGACGGACTGAACAAGTCACGCGAACAGCCGGGGCAGAGCAGGAAGGCTACCGGAGTAGCAGGGCAGCCATTGGAGTCGCTGTTCTACCAGACGGTTCCGGTCAATCCTCCGCAGCAACTATTCAACTACGCGGAGAACCTCCGCGGTCCAGAGGCGCAGTTTGTATCCGGGCAGCAGCCAGCATTGTTCGGTGCTGAGATGCAAGACCAGAAGACAGCCAGTGGCTATGCACAGGCCCGCAGCATGGCACTGGGGCAGATGGCGATTGTATGGAAGCCGTACACCGCATGGTTTGCGCGAGAGATGACGCGGGCGGTCAGGATGGCTTCGAATCGCCCAGACGAGATCAAGACGACACTACCGGCACAGCGCAAGGGCGGCAAGCCAGAAGCAGTAAAGCTTTCGCCTGCCGACCTGGTTGGGCTGTCGTTCACCAATGAGTCAGACGAGAACTTCCCCGAGACCTGGACGGAGAAGAGCAACAAGGTAATGAACCTGCTGCAGATGGGCGGCGAGGTTGCGGATTGGGTGTTGCAGGAAGAGCCGGACAACCTTTACATGCTCAAGCAGCTTATCGGGCTTGAGGAGTTGGTGATCCCCGGCGAGGATATGCGGAACAATGTGCTTGCGGATATTGCGCAGATGGAGCACGAGGCACCGCAGCCCGACCCAAACCAGATGCCACAGCAGGCACTGCCCGCGCCCGGAGCTCCACCGATGCAGCCGCAGTTAGTGAGCAGCATTCAGCTAGATCCTGACTACCTGGAAGATCAGGATTATGAAGTCGGCTGGAAGACAGTGAAGCATTGGGTTCAGTCCGCAGTAGGGCAGGAAGCCAAGGTATCGAACCCGATGTGGTTTGAGAATGTGCGGCTCTACGGCCTTGAGTACAAGCAGGGCATGGAAGCTGCACAGGCGGCGAAGGCCCAGGCCAACCAGCCTCCACTTCCGCCGGATTTACCGAAGGTGGCGATTCCTTACGACTCGCTGCCTCCGGGTGGAAAAGTTCAGGCCGCGGCGAAGGCGGGCATTCAGTTGACGCCCGAGGATGTTCAGCAGGCGGCGATACAAGACGCGGCGCAGAACGCGCCCGCAGGAGTTTAGATGGCAGAAGAGACAGCAATCCTCGAAAGTCCCGAGCTTGAGACGCCCGATGAGGTTGACTCGAGTGACTCGAGTGCGCTCGAGCAGCCCGATGAAGTAACAGAGTTAGGCGAAGAGCAGCCCGAAGGCGAAGAGCCTGCAGAAGACGACCTAGACACGCCGGATGAGCCAGAAGACCCCAACGCGCCTCCAGTCGTAGCCGATGGCCGTAAGATGCCGGACGGTCTCAAGAAGGCCATTGCAGGTATCAAGGCCACGAACCCCGAGGCGGCTAAGGCAATCAAGGGGCTTTACTGGAGCGATCAGGAGTACCGCGCAGCCTTCCCCAAGCCAGCCGATGCCGTAGCAGCCAAGAACCTGATTGAGGAGATTGGCGGGCCTGACGGTATCCAGAGCATTACCGCAGAGCGCGAAGAGTGGCAGCAGATCGACAAGGATTTCTCAGATGGTAAGCCTGAGTTCGTCAAAGGACTAGCCGAGGGCAACCCCGAAGCGTTCCTGAAGACCGCGCCGCACGTTATCAACGAATTTGCGCAGCGGGCACCCGAGCAATATCAGTACTACGCGAACAACGTTGCCGTAAACACGCTGGCGAGTGCTGGCCTGTCGCTTGATTCACTAGCCGCGGCATATCACAAGTTTGCCGACAACCCGCAGGCGCAGGCAGTGATTGCCGATGTGCATAATGCGCTGGTTGGGCTGAAGGAAAAGGCTGCAGCGTTCGAACAGAAGCGCGTCGATCCGCGCGAAGAGCAGTTGAAGCAGCGGGAGCAGCAGTTCGAGGAGAAGCGCAGGGCAGACTTTGAAGGCAGCGTAGCTTCTCAGGCTGAGAAGTTCCTGGCAGAGAAGATGCAGCCGGAGATTGACCGCATCATCGGAACCCGCAAGGTCGATCCTGAGGCCATGAAGGGTTATCAGGAGATGGTGCAGGCCAAGGTCATGAAGATGCTTGGCGAAGTGAAGGGCTTCGAAGCAACGCTGGAGGCGCATTACCGCACCGGGGACGCTGCCAAATCTGTGGCCTATGTTCAGAGCCAGTACAACCGCATTCTGCCGATCGCTGCGAAGGTAATCGAGCCTTTCCTGAGAAACATCGCACCGGGAGCTGCAAAGCCTGTTGCTAAGAACCCCGTAACGGGAGCAAGACAACCTTCCGGGCCTGGCGAAGTTGTGCTGAAAGAGATGCCCGATTACTCGCAGATTGACTTCAACAAATGCACGGTGGCCGATGTGATGCAGGGCCACGCAATTCTGAAGAACGGCAAGAAGGCGAGCGGGTGGGCGTGATGTTTGACCCCGAGAAGATCGAGCGGTTCGATATGGATGTTGCCGGTGGTGAAGACCCATCGCCCAATGGTCGATATGTTCTGTCGTCCGACTATGACCAACTCCTGAAATTGCACAGAGAGGCTAAGAAGAATGTGCGGCCCATCTGCTCGCACGGCTGTATCGAAGGCCAGTGTGCTATCTGCAAATAAAGTCGGGGGGGGGCCTAAATGATGTTCCTCTGGCTGATTCCATTCGTGCCGTTCATCTACGGCCTATGGGCTATCGAAAGCAAGCTCAACAAACTTGAACACAGAACACACCGACTGGAGAAAACAATGTCCGCAGACCGCGCAGCACTCGACGCCAAGATTCAGGAAGTAGCAGCGAAGTATGACAGCACCATTGCCAACATCAAGGCGGTCATCGCTGCATTGCAGGCCAAGGTTGGTACATCGGCAGACTTTCAGTCTGAGGTCGATGCACTTCAGGCGGTAGTGGACAAGGAAACCACTGACGATCCCGGCGCACCCGCTGCGGCACCGACCGACCCCGCGCCGTCTGCCTAACAAGATTGCAGGGTCCATTGGCGGAAAGCCAACCCAAGGACAGATTCAAGGTCTGTAGCGGGAGGGATGTCGATGCCCTCCACCCTGCATAAAGTTTCGTCACCAAGTCGATAGCGATACCGGGGAGGCGTCACCCGGCCTCGAAAGAGGGATAAACGTAAGATCGCAACTCGCAAGCGTGACCCTGTAACACCCGCACCACAATTCAAAACGATTCGCTGCAAGGTCCATACACAGCAGTGCCCAGGCTGCGCCATTAGGCGGAAGGGGTGACCAGCAAGCACACCAACAGGTGTCTTCATGGCTGCTTCTAACACGTCCAATGTAATTGGACTCCAGAAAGAGAAGGTTCTCTCGAATCTTCCTAAGTTGTTCCTCATGGGCGAGGACAAAATCTTCACCCAGATCATGAGGAACGGTGGGCTTGGCTCGGTTCCCGTGTCCAAGCGTTCTCTCCGCATCCCGCTCCAGGTTGCCCCTGGTGGCAAGGGACGCATCGCGAACTTCGACGGCGGCACGCTTGGCCGTGGTGGTTCGATCAACACGGTGCCCGGCTTCGTCTCCACCAAGGGCTTCGTCTGGGCGCTTGAGTCCACGACCGAAGCGTATTGGGGAACCGATTCGCAGGAGAAGTCCATTGCTTCGCTCACAGCTCTTGAGCAGGCGCAGCAGATGGAGAACTTCAAACAGTTCCTCGATTCGCTGTTCTTCTCTGCGAACGGCGTTCTCGGCGTAACCACTGCCTTCACCGGCTCGGGTCCATACGTCGCCACGATCGCCAACGCGAACAACTTCTACATCGGACAGGATGTATTGGTCTATTCGGCACTTGGCGGCACGAACCGTGCGACCGGCACCATTACCGTCACCGCGGTGGACGCCAACAATAAGCAGGTTACGCTTACCGGAACCCTGACCTCACCCACCGCTGGCGACTTGCTGATTGCTGACGGTACGGGCGCAGTTGCGGGTGCTTCGCTTTCGAGCATCTACGACTATCACGTCTCGGCCAACACCGGAACCGTCCTCACCCTCAACCGCTCGGCCTACCCTGGACAGCTCAACATCTCTGCTATCGCAGCGGGTGGTGCGCTGACTACGGTTCTGGTTCGGGCAATGTTGCAGTTGTCGATTCGCAAGATCGGCACGAACAACGCGCAGTTGCTGAACTCCCTCAAGTTCATTGTGGGTGTTGAGCAGGCGGCGGCATGGGAAGCGGCTGGCACGTCCATCTCGCAGATCTTCCGTCCGCAGAGTGGATCGGGGCTGAAGACCTTCGATGGCCTGCCCGAGACCACGCCAAACACGATGGCGGGCCGCGAGCTGATTACCCAGCTCCACGGCGACCCGACCCGCGTTGACTCCATCCTCATGAAGAACTGGGGACTGGCGACAACCAAGGCGCTCGGGCCTTACTCGCCTCCTGGTAGCTCGCAGACTGTCTTCCCGGTCATCTCGACCACGGATGGCTCTGTCGTGGCTTCCAACCTGAAGTACTGGGCACTTGAGGCAGACGTGTTCTGCATCAACCCGGCTCAGGAATCGGCCCTTACCGGCCTCACCATCCCCACCAACCTGTAATCCTGAGGGGCCGCTAATCCCGGCCCCTTTTCTTTAGGTCATACATGAAAATTCCCCTGCGCGACGGCAAGTCAACGCCGGAGTTCATCGAAAAGATTCTCGCTATCTTCGGCACCAATCCTTACGGTGAGCCGAACTTCCGCCTGATTTGGTCGGAGCGTAAACAGATTTGGTTTCTGGGTGAGATCGCCCCTGAGTATGTCTATCTCGAACCCTGTTGGATTCTGGAGACCTGGTTGACAGGGCAGCAGTGTGCAGGCCCGCTGGCGAACTGGAACGAAGCGCTGGAAGCAGTTGTAGGCGAGTACCCAAGGGAAGGGCTTTATTTCTTCTGCACAAACTTCCCGCAGGATTGGACGCCTTCAGAAGAGAACGTTCGGTTGCTCGCTAAGGGAATTGAGATGTCGCGCCATCTTCCATTAGAGCAGCGTGCGGCTGCCATTCGTGAATCCCTGCAAGCCAAGGAGCGCGAAGGCATCGAGAAGACGGCAGACGCGATTGTGGAGATGTTCGATTCAGCAGCGATGGGAAGAATTCAGCAGGGCGTGAGTGGACCCAAGAACACTTTCCGCACTCCTGAAGACTTTGAGCGCGATCAGGAACGCATCGGCGCACACAAGGATGCACGACTGCCCAAGCAGGGCGGCAAGGTTCTGAACTAAGGAGAAATCATGGTTGCAATGGAAATGCAGCAAGGCTCAATTAACCACGGGCGCAGGTCGGTTGAGAGATTAGATCCCCGTACTCTGACGGGCGAGCCGCTACACATCTTCAACATCTATTCGAACGAGTACACCATCAATCTCGGCACCTGCGGGCTGTGGTACATCCCCGCGTGCCCGGAAG